TGGTTAACCTTTGCTCGAATGAATACGAAAGCAAGTATAGTTAGTAAAATAATAGCAATAGCAGAACCTATACCAACTATTGATCTAAATGTGCCAAAAGAGGTTGTATTAGCTTCTCTATTTGACTTTACAGAAGACACATTACTGTTACTCGATAAGATAATAGAGACTTTTATTGACATACCTGCTGAAGTTAAGGAAACTATAGATAATCTTAAAGAAGGAATTATTACAGTTAAAGACACGCCAGTTGGTGATGTTGATGTTGAAACTAAAGATATATGGGAACTGTTTAAGAAAAAAGTGACAGATTTTGGTTTGGTATATACTTAATGACAGATAATACTTTTTTTGTTATTTGGTTAGTTTCGTTTTTTTTGTATTTTGTAATTTATACATATTGGATCCCTTATCGCACCCAAGTCCGTATCGAAGAGTGGTTGCGTAGTAGCGAATCAGATGATACATTATTATTATCTTTAGGAGTAATAGTAAAATCAATACGAGAGCAAGCATTACATGATTTTGAGGAATTTATGCTTCCTCGAGCCAGGGAGTCATTACAAAAATTTTGGTCTGGAGCAATGGGTAACGCTGTAAAAGAGATCGGGAAAACTGAGGAAGGTTCAAAATTATCGATGCTTTCTTCAATGGCACAGGATTTAAGTGGTCAACCATGGTATGTTCAAGCAATGGCCACGAAACTCCTTCCGATCATTGAAAACGCAAGTAAATCGAAAGGAAGTCCCAAAGTGACACAGTCTTCAGGCTTAGGAATGCGCAAATAACGCAGTTTAACGCAAAAGTAAGCCACTCTAAACACCTTTTCTATACACTAACCTACCTAATCCTTTAACTCAGGTTCTATGAGTTCCACGATTGTTTCCAGTTCATTGCCTATAGAAGCTAATAACATCACCACGGTTTCAGATAGATCACTATCGTTTTTATGTTTACGATAAATATCAATACTGGCAAACGTATGGTACTTACCATCCATACCTTTTAGTTCAATTGCCATTATTCTTTCTCCATATTCTCAATTCTCAAGTCAAAACCTAACTTCTTACTATTGAATACTTTAAAAACCATTTTCTTATTTGTCTTTTTAATACCCCCTCGTTCATCGTTAGCCCATTTCGCTAAGGTTGACTCTTTACCAGTTCTAAAAATACATATCGAATCATGCCGATGTTTATAGTTCTCATTACTATGCGAAATTAACAAACATTCTATACCCAAGTAATGTTGTTCTTTTCCGTTAGCATCGACTTTGATAAAGTCTTGATCTAACTTACCAGTAAAGCTTAGGATAGCGTGTTCACCATCCCATAATGCAAAGCTTGGCGTAGCTTGGTACGCACTTAACAAGTTCTCGCTCATTATTCTTTAGATAGGGATAAGGGTAGATAAGTAATTGGATTAGGGAAAGTGTTTATATAATGGATTTGGGTATACAGATTTAATGGTACTACGTGCTAAGAGAGCTAAAAACGGCCGAATGATGTACTTTAAGGATAACAAACTTATCTCTAAAGCTCGGTATTTGTCTGCCAAGTCTCGCTCAAAGGGCTCGAAGCGATCTAAAGCACGTAGTCCAAAAAGAAACGGAGCAAGAAGATCAATGAGAAAATCCTTACCACATCCATCTGTCACAGGTATGGCAAGTGGGTTAGCAATAGCAGCATACCTAAACAGTGGAAAAACAATTTCCAAAAGTACCGAAGGTGTCGTTAAAGATGTTACCGATGGAGAACTCGGAAAGGCTTTCAATACTTTATCAACCAACGCAATAGGTATGATAGGTTCAGAAACAGGTCGTAAGACTTTGGTTACTGCAGGAACTATTGCAGTACTTGGTTCAATGGCACGAAGACAATTCCCTCAATTAAAACTCGGAGGGTCAAAGTTATATTTCAGACTCTGAAGTATAGGATAAACAAATATGTCAATAGTAATAAGTAGATCAGAAACACAATTAGCAGCTACGGGTGCTTTTCAGGCAATGGATAATATTGGAACGGCAAGCGTTAGCTCCAGTTTTACAGTACCAACAAATGTAAGTGCTATTAAACAACTTACAATTTCAGTAACAGCAGACGGAGCAGAAGAGTTTGTTCCTTTGGTGAAAGTCAGTGGAAATTGCATGCAAGATGGTGATGCTATCTTTGCAGGTTCACCCTCATACGGTGCTGTCGCAATGGATGCAATAACTTACGATACTAACCTAAGCGTGCAAGCAGGAAATTCTTGTGAATTCAGTATTGCCGTTACCGATAATGCAACCATATCCGCTGTAGTCTCTGCACAGTTCGAATAGATTTGGCAAGACGTACAAACTCCCCCTGGAGTAAAACCTACAAGGAAGGATTACCAACAACGGCAGTTGATGATCATGTTAACATTGATAGAACAGTTGTCGGAGCAATAACCACCGGAGTTATTGATTCAGCAACGGGTCAGTGGAAAGGGATCACTGTCACAGATGATGCTTTCACTATAGATGCAACACATGAAGCAGTACCTAATTCTGGTGAGGTATTGAGTCCACAAGCAACCCCTCAGTATATTGATATGACAGGTTTTAATGATTTACAAATAGCAATTAAACCAAGCAATGGCGGTGCGTTTGCTATGGAAGCGGTTATGGGCCCAGCTGATAATATGTATACTAATTTAACACCCGTTAATGCTGCTGCAATTTTACGAGGAAATGAAAAGATGGATAGTAAAGGTTTTGATAATATGCTTGGTGATGCTTCGGAAACTATGACAGCTGATGTTTGGAATATATTTTTTATTAGAAACGTATTACAAAATGTTAAACTATTACAATTTAAAATTACTAATGGAAGCGGTGGTGAATCAGACATTCAATTTGCTTATTTGAGAGTCGTTTGATCTAATGGATAAATCCACTGTCATTAATGTAAATGAAAGTATAACAGAAACAACGGGTAAAACTACAGAGCAATGGCTTCTTAGACTTGTTGTATTATACTTACTATTTGGCGATAAAGCACAAGGCATGGTTTGAAAGGTGTATATAAACTACTTGTGAGGGCCCCTGGAAAATTTAAAGAGAGTAGTATATAATGGCCAAAAAGACAGAATTTGAAGAAATTATAAAGAATATAGATTTCAATAGAGCAATTTTAACAGTGATCCCTTTACTTCAACCGTTTATTATTTTTGGAGCATGGTTAACCTTTGCTCGAATGAATACGAAAGCAAGTATAGTTAGTAAAATAATAGCAATAGCAGAACCTATACCAACTATTGATCTAAATGTGCCAAAAGAGGTTGTATTAGCTTCTCTATTT